TGCACCTGTAGAACTAATCGCTTCAACTGTAGGAACGGATACAAAGTTTGTTCCTGTTATCGTTACAGCTGTTTGTGTGTTTTCTATTGTCGATGGACTAATACCTGTTATTGTTGGTTTAGTTTCACCAACTGTAACAGATCCACCTAAAGATACAGCTGATCCGTTTATAGTGATAGAAGAGTTTGCAAGGTCTACGTTTTGTACAGAACCATTTGGATATGTAACTGTACCGTCTGTTAAATTTAAAGTAGTTCCTGCTGGAACTGTAATTGTATCACCATTTTCACCAACTTGTAGTGCTGTTCCAGATTGAGGTATTATTTTATCTACTTCTATTTGACTCATTATATAACTACCAAATTACCTGTTACTGTTACCGTACCTGTTACAGTTACGGGACCAGCTAATACTCCTGAATCAATTGTTTGTGAATCTGAAATCGTAGCTGCGTGTGTATTAATATATGTTGTAGCTGTCATACTTGCAGACGGAGCTCTCTTTGCAGGATAAGTACAAAATACAGTTTTAGTTCCAACACCAAAATCAACTTTGTTATCTGAGTTTGAAGAGGAGATAACGGTATCTCTAGAAAGTGTATCAGGTGATGCATCTGTTACAGTTCCAATACCGACTTCAAATTCAGCAGTTCCATCGTGAGATATACAGTAGAACGTACTATTTGTAGTTCCAATACCAGCAACAAAAGTTTCAAAACCTGTTTCAGCTGTAGCTGAAAGATTTATTGTTCCTGTGCCAGTAGACGTACTTGTCTGCTTTACTCTATCGTTAAGTATAAAAGCCATCTATTTAATCCTCTATTACGCGTCGCCTAATCTAATAATAGCATTTGAAGCATCAGCAGTAGGAAACTGAATAACAAAGTCTCCGTTAGTTGCTGTTTTATTGCCACCAAAATCTAAAACTAGTACAAGCTCGTTTCCGCCCCCAGTTGTTTTATAAATAGCAGCTCCTGCAGCAGTTAACGTTACAGATGGAAAAGTTAAATCTTGAAAATCAACGTATGCAGTTGTTGTTCCTGCAATACCTTCATTTGTTAACGTATTTCCACCCGCTGAGTAAGCTGTTCCTGACGAACTTACTTCACCGTTTGATGTCCCTGCTAAGTAGACCGTAGAGGCCACACTATAAGAACTTATGCTAGTATATAAAGCACACTTAAAAGTATTTCCTCCATTTCCAGAAGTGTCAAAATTAAATGTTCCTTTTAACAAGCCGGACTTGAACGAATTTGGTACTATATTTGCCATATCTTATATCTCCTTATTATGGTGATGGTGATTTAATACTATTACGAATAACACCATCTTGATATTCGTCTCTGCGTCTTCTACCTTCTTGTTCGATAGAGTACGATGCTGCTGCTCTCTTATATGCCGCTTCGTAGTATTGTAACATATCCACCGGACCTTTCAAGTATGCATATGCTTCTACCAGTGCAGCGTATAAAAGTAAATCTTGATATTTATTAGATAGGTAAGTCCCAGATCCACTTTTAGAAGCATCTGTAAGACTCACAGGTTGTTTCATATAAGCTAATGTAATTTCATATGTAGCGTTTGGTGTAGGTGCAACCACCCAAAAATTTGCGTCCCAGTTAGCGTAATACTTTGGTATTCCAGAAGCTGTGCTTGGAGTATCATAGAAAGCCGCCATATAACTAGTATCTTTCTTTTCTAAAAATGTTTGTGTATTTGGAGTTACGTTTGTATCCTTTAATTGAACATATCTAATGTTTCTAAGATCAGATGGAATAGTTACATATCTATTTCCAACAGCTAGATTAGATGTAGCATAATGTCTATTATCATCTGAATCTATTTCTCGATAAATTCTATTTTCTGCATTTTGAATAAATCTATTAACAACTGCAGTAGATAAAACACCGCTATCAACTTCTGTATAGTTTCTGATGTCGTCTGTTATGTTTGTTAAAGTATAAGCCATTATGCGTCTAGAGTTACTGGTCCTGCTGTAACTGTCATGCCTCCTGATTGTTCTGTTATAGTAGGAGTTGATCCTAATGTAAATGTATACTTATCTGTAGTAGTAACTGTAATTGTAAAACCAGATCCAGCCGTATAAGCTGTTGATGATAATCCACCTGGCGAACCTTCTACGTTTCTAAATCTTACAGTATCGTTTGTAGATCTTCCATGATTTATTTCTGTAACAGTTATTGTTGTAGATCCACTCGTTATTGAAAAAGGATTAGAACCAAGTAATCTTGCAACTGCAGGCTCAACTCTTGCAGGTCTTGCATTACGTAAACCTTGTGGTTCAGCTGTAAATCTTTTTGGTTCTAGTTGTGGATGTTTTTTTTCATACTCTGATATGTGAACTCGTGCTCCGTTCCACTCTACTCTCATTTCTTTATACGGAAATTCTAAACCCGATCGATCAGATATAAATTTTGCATGTTTACCAACAGCCATTAATTAACCTCCGTAAAATAAGATTTAGGTGTTATGTAAGTGCTTGATGATGAACCATCTTCAGATAATGCTCTTTGTAATTCATCTTCATAATATAATTTAAATTCTTGTGTTCTTTGTGGAGCATACTTTTGTGATAAATAAAAAGTTAAACCAGCTACCATGCAAGGCACAAATCTGTATGGAACGTCTGTTGCATTAGTATATGCTCCTGCATCTTCAATTCTTGTTACGTAGTAATAATTTAAAAATTTTCCTGCCTGTGATGCACCAGGTGTTTGATATAAAGTTATTGTAATTCTATCTATAAATCTTTGTACAAAATATTGTGATGGCTGTCCTGTAGATGTTTTATTGGATAAAGCTTGATATGCAGATCTTGCTATTTTAGTTAATGGTGTATCAACATTATTATCTCTGAAGCTAGCTTCTAATATATCATCAACACCATAAACAGCTGTTGCACTTGAAGTACCATCAGCTGTAGATCTAAACATAGTATAGACAGCTTGTCCGTTTACTAATGTAATATTGTTGTTTGCAACTTTCCAATAATGGATTCCACGGTTCTCCCATTCTTGAAACATTATATTAAGTGATCTTCTAGAAGTTTTTAATTGATATCCAGTAACATTCTGAATACCCATTCTCTCAAATGACTCTTCTATAATTTCATCAATAGAAAAATTTTTTTCAAACTTATGTGTTCCAGAGGTTGTGTTTGCCATTTAGCCTCCTACTTATCAATAATAACAGTCACAGTAGCGTTTGAAAGAGCAGAAACAGTCATTCCACCTTCAAATAAAATTCCATCTTCTGCAAGATTATATGCAAATACATCACCTGCTGGAACATCTACTTGAAACTGTGTTACTGAGTTTCCGTCTTGTAAAGTAACTGAACCTGCAGAACCAGATGAGGCTAATATAATTCCTCTTAATCTAGTTCTTCCTGCAAATACAGAACCTGTTGAACTTTTTCTAACTGCTTTTACATCACTTTTCATTATCCAGTGTATCCTATTGTTACGGAGTCTGTTGTAGTTAAATCTAAATAAACTCCTGTTTTAAATCTTATACCAGAACCAGGAATCATTATATCTAAACCTTCAGAACTAAATTTAGCTTGAAACTCTACAGGTCCACCTGTTCCAGTTCCATCATGTAATTTTACTAAACAGTTAGTTCCACCATGAGCTTGAATGTAAGTAACTCTACAAGGACCTAAATTTGTACTTCCACCAGTGATAGTTTTAAAATTACCATCTGCATTTAGTGTTGTAAATTTTTGATCACTTATAAATGATCCTCCACCTGCCATAATATTCTCCTTAAATTTGCATGGGGCCGAAGCCCCACACTAAATTAATTATTACGATTCTTTAGCAAATACACCTTGCACATCAACAATCGTCCAATGAGTTGTTGAGTTTAAGGATGCACATACTACAAAGTCACCAACTTTTGATGTAGCTTTTGTATTAATAATATCTTTGTTGTCTGTCAAAGATCCAGCATACAAAATACCATCGTTAGCATTTGGGCTAATTGTTAATGCGTTAGTCCCATCAGGAGCCGTATTTACAAATGTAAATACTCTTCCGATAGAAATTGCAGGTAAAGTAAAAACTACTCCATCAGTTTTTGATGTAAAAGTTTTACCAGAATCTGCATTCTGCACCGTGTAGTTAGCTGATTTGTTTTCTAGATTGAATCCAGTTAAGCCTGACTCGTTAAACTTACCTTGCAGAACTGGTCCTCTAAACAATGTTTGTGCCATAGTATTATCCTCCTAGTTTTTTCGAACGCAGTCTCTAGGCCGTCGACTATACTCGTCTACGTTCTGATTAATTGTATAGTGTGTTTTTTATATACTAGATTTGAGTAGAGCGCAAGAGAGCCTTGAATGTGGATTGGATTTTTCCAACGATGTAGCTTTTTATTAAGTAGCTACTGAAACTTGAGGAGCCGCACCATCTATCTTATTCTGAGCATTAGCTTTTTCAGCTTCTGCTAGTTTAATTTGGCTAATGACATCTCTAACTTTTCTGTCAATCTTAACCATGTCGAGAGTATATCTACCCTCTTTCAGATGCTCCTGCTCCCATTGAAGATCTAGTCCCTTCTTCTGTGTGTAAAGGGTCTCCAGATGTTGCATTATCGCCTCCATCAATAACCTCCTCATAGGTTATTCTTTGTACTCTTGGATCATTCATTTCTCCAAGATGTTCCCACTTTATATCACCTTTTCCTAGTTTGTCAACTATAGCGTTCTCTATATCGACTGGACCATCCATGCAGTTAATATTTAACTCTAGTTTGTAGTGATAAGCGTATATTTTTACGAGGAAGTTTTTAGGGTGCATTTTTCCTTTCTATGATTGAAATGAGGCGGGATTGTGTCCCGCCTCAAATTTTTATCGATTACGCACCAGATGTACCGAAGATACCTCTAGGGTCAGATACGCCAAATACGTATCTTTCTCTAGCTTTGTATCTTACGTTTCCAGTATCGAAATCACCTTCCATTTTTGTAGTTAATGGAGCTCTTTCAAGATGTTTCATTCCGTTAGGAACATCAGTGATCAAGAAGAAAGCATCAGGATCAGTTAAGAAGTGGTTGATTGAATAACCACCTGGAACCATTCCCATGCTAACTAATGCATTGATGTCATTGTCTGCAGTTCCAACTCTTTGTTGAGATTTCATTAATCTCTCCGCTGTGAATTGTAACTGAGATGGAATAATCATCTTAGTTGCTCTAGCAGCAATTTTTAAACCTCTTTCATCAGTTAAACCTGCAATGTCGATCATCGCTTGTTCTAATGAAGTTTCGTTTAAATCTGAGTCCGTCGCTAACTTGTTCGAGAAAGTACCATTAATAGTCGCGTGGTTAGTTGCAAATAAATTGCTTCCATCACCTGACTTAAAGTTACCATTGAACCCGTTGTTTAACGGAGATACTGCTTTGATTTGTTTAGTTTGAGCCATAGATCTTGCCAATGCTTTTGTATACCTTTGAGCAAGTCTGTCGTATAAGTTGTCCTCAATCGCTTCCTCAGTGATAGCAAACCCTAGAGAGATTGTCTCATGAGTGTATCTTGCTGTGAAAGTTTCTTGAGCTTTATCGAACTCTACTCCAGAACCTTCTGGTTTTACTTTAGCTTGACCGAATCCTGATAACATTACTTCCTCTTCGAAAGCTCTGTCAGATGACTCAGTTGTGTATATCTCAGCATGCTCTTGGTCATACTGTTTATACTCCAGGCCGAATAGGGCATTCAAACCTGGCTCTAGTTCTTTGACTAGTTGATTACGTGATATTGCCATAGTTATATACTCCTATTATACCCCAACGTGTTGCTTGAAGAAGTGTTCACTGATTACAACTCTCCATACTACACCTGCTGATGTAAGATCGTTGTTATCAGGGTCTCTTGAAAGCCCCACTATTTTTACTTGTTTTGATGCTGAATCACTTAACGAACTATCATCTAGAGTTGTTCTAGAGATATAGTTAGGTGAAGCACCCGCAGAATATGAAATATCTGCTGTGTTACCTACGTCCAATTGCTGTGATGAACTAGCATTTGATCTAATCTCATACATTTGATGAGGATCATCATTTACTAATGCAACAATATCTGAAGCAGTATTACTGCCTAATAGATATGCTTGAAACGTTGGCTTACTTGTTGACGAGTCAGTGTAGAAAACACCATTTAGAGATCCTAAAAGTTGTTCTGTACCAGCTGCAGCTACTGCTGCTGTACCTGTTGTTGCCATCGTAACCAAATCTTGGTTGTAGATAGCTGTCGCAGATGCTGCCACAGGATATTCTCCTAGACCAGCTGTGTTTGCTGACTGACCTGCCATTTTAATTGGTTTCATTCCGAAACCAGTTGTTGACGCGTTAGCCATAGTCATTACTCCTTATGTACCTGCCCTTGCGGGCCTCCAGTACGGTTTATAGTTATTCGCTGGTTTCGAATTGTTAAAAAATTCTAACTTTTCTTGCCACCGAAGGTTACACGAGTATTTCTATCTACTGAGATAGGCATACTCTTATGCTGTTCCTTCGCAAGATCGGCGTCGATTGCAGCTTGTTGATCCTGTGCCTGGTCGGCATAGTAATCAGTTCTTTGCTGCGCGATCTCCTCTGGTACCCTTGTCAGCACAAGGCCTCCGTGCCCGATCACCCCTGCGTATTTGCCATCAGCGATTGTGGGGAAGTCTTCTTCGGGATATTCATCGGCTCTTACTAATTCATAACCAGACCTTAAGCGTCCTTGTATGTTTTTCGTGTCGACGAACCCTAGGATTTCTACCCTGACCCATCTGTGTCTAAATCCATTTGGCGCGTTGGGCGTATCTAAGTACGATGGTGGAGCCCAAACTTTAGGTTGTTCTTTTACTTTAACTTCCTTAGCTCTAGGTTCAACTTTTGTTGAATCACTTTTGCTAGTTTGACTCGCACGATTTGGCGTTTTATTTTTTTCCATATGCTTATGCCTCCTTCGTGTTCATAAGTTGTTTCGCATATTCTTCTAGTGGCACACCTAATTTTTTCGCTATTGCGACTTGAGAAGATGTGAGTCTCACTGTTTTAGCGTTAGCCTTTGGACTACGCGTTGCAGAGGCAACGGTTTGTGTAGGTTTGCTAACTGGTTTACTAACAGGTTTATCAAATTTATGCGGAAATTCCAAACGAATTCTTTTGTCTATTTCCGTATAATATTCAT